AGTAAACTTCCTTTTGCTATTATGAATATTTATTAATAAGTGCTGTTTTTGGGTGTCTACGCTGCCCTTTGCAAAGGTTAGCTCAGATCAGCACTACTAAATACAGTATGGAAAGAAAGATATGCCCCGCTTGCAACCAAAGACCAGTTGCAGTTAACTATCTCAAAGAAGATGTCACGCACTATAGATCAGTGTGCGATGTGTGTAGTCGTGAGGGCAAGAAGCATAAAGAAGTTCCTGCTTGGGCCAAGAGCGGATATAGAAAAAAGCCGCAATGTGAGAAATGCGGCTTCAAGTTTAAGTTCCCAGTGGAACAATCGGCAGTATATTACCTAGATGGCAATTTAAAGAATAACAATCACTTCAATCTCAAGACTGTGTGTCTAAACTGTGTTCAGGAGGTTGCTCGTTCACGCTTGCCTTGGCGAGCAAGTCCTCTTGTGCCAGATTTTTGAGCTGTGTATACAAGCTGTCAATAGTGCCATTGTTATCCACAACTGCATCAAAACAAGTACCGGCCCACGAATATTCACTGGCATGAATACCGTTTAGTCCCAGCCATTCACGTGCTTTTGTATCGCCTCGATTCGCTTGTTCAGCAATAGTATACCAGTGCGGAGTAAGTCCCCGTTGCACCCAAATAATCTTGCCGCCTTGTGCTTTGATAGCTGCAATTTCGTTGGGGAAACGGCAATCACTTATAACCACGTTGTCCTGTGTCTTGCGTAGTTTGTTTTCTAAACTAGCAATCCACATGTCATCGTGAAATCCATTGCGAATAACTTCTGTGCCCCAATGCTGTAGCACCCAGCGTGGGGTAAGTTCAGGCATGTTCAAGCGTTCACTCCACCACAGATCCAACTGCTCACGCCATTCACGGGCTTGTTTGGTACGCCCTTCCAGCATGGTTCTGTCCCACCCAAATACTGCTGCCACTGCGTCTTTGAGTGTGTTGGCAAAACTTTCCCTACGATACTCGTGAAAGTTAACCAAATAGTCTGCTGCTGTATCTTTGCCCGAACCAATAAACCCGCAAATGCCTATGATCATAAAAAATGCTCCTATTACAGAGCATTTTAACGTATTTGTAACACTAAGGTCAAGTTAGATATCTATGATTTTTTGTATGTTTGGTGTTCTTGATGCTCGTGCCGGGTAGACTGTTTTTAGGATGAATACCAGTCGATCAGAACTGACTCTTCTCAGACCCAGACTGATTTCGCTAGTCCAATCATAGACCCAAAACTGTTGTCCCACTTCAATCTTTTCAAGTTTGTTGATGATTTTAGACAGTCGTTTAAGTGTGTAGTCCACGCCTCTAGGATAAACACCACGAGTTTTTGTACGATCAAGTGCATGATCGTCAACCCGTACTTCAATGGGGCCTAGATGTAGAGTCCCTACTGTTGCTTCAGTTATGATCTCGTTGGCTAGCATTATCCAATAATCCAAGTTAGTGGTTGACCTCCATCAACAAAGTCTTTCAACTCCTGCTCCAACTTGTCCATTTCAGCTTGCGCTTCTGTTTTGAGTGCGTCGCCGTTGAGCTGCGTACCACCTTGTGGTCCTGCAATTTGGCTAAACTTGCTACGTCCCTCACCAATGATGCGTTTGGCAAAGCTGTAGGCGTATTCCTGTACCCAAGGGAAACTGTAGGTATCGCTTAAGATCATTTGATCAGGCTTTTGATTAAAGACCCACAGTAGGATAGATTCAAATGGGTTTTGTGTTCCACCGCCACCGCCAGTTGATCCACCGTAGCCATAAGGCATCTTACGCACAATGGTCAGCTTCTTGGTTGTGGGGTTGAAGGTGTAGTTTAAGAAACCACCGAACATTTTCATGCTGAGTTTCTGATAGTCAACAAACAATTCATAGTTGGTTAGGCCGCCAACACGTCCTGCCTGTAGCATATAAGTGTTCATAAAACCTGACGCAAAAGGTTCAAATTGACTGGCTGTGGTACCTGTAACCGAGCCAATACCACGTCTAAAGGCACCGCGAACTGTCATGATCTCTTTAGGCAGTATGTATTCCTGTGTTTCAGGCAATAGGTCTAAGAAGCAGTAACTTTCCTCTACGCTGTTTTGAGCACGTTGACGATACTTGATCAGTGCCTGATTAATGGCCATTTCATAGTGCTCTTGCTCTAGTTCAACATCAACAATACCATCAGCTAGACGCATACGGATATAGTCAGTGATCTCGGCACGTTTCAGGTCACTTGTTGGAAGTGAAGTAGGGTCAAACTGAATTGAACCTGCGCCTGTACCCGTAGTTGGGTTGTATAATGACGCTACGTTTGCCATGCTGCCAAATGCAGTTACATTGCCAAACGGAACCGGGGTAGTTGTTGGTGCGGTAAATTCGCTCATGAAAAATCCTGTTATATTGCTATTTATAACAGGATTTTAAGTTTAGGCTACTTTGAGTAACACAATGTCTGCGTTAATACGCCCGTTCATTTTGGTCTCAGTTGCTTTGATGTCATCTAAGAATTTTCTGAGTTGAATCTTGCCTGCTTTGGTAAATTCTCTCAGCTTCTCGTCGGGCTTCCTTAATGTCTTTGATACGCTCTTGTCGGTATCAAAGTTCACAATACTTGTTCCTTTGACGTTAAGTGTTTGATATGCGGCTGCTACATATCGACCCAGCTTTCTGGTTTTAACATTATATACCCACAATGCTTGAGCCCCAATAATGTCAGCAGGATTGATTGACACAATCTTAAGGCCAGCATTATCTTTTGCGTACTTGATTTTAGCAACCACTTTTTCCCGACTTGGAGCTTTTTTAACTCTTGCCTTCTTGAGGCTCTTTTTAACGCCGCGGTACTGTTCAACTGCGGCCAGGAGGTCGTCGATCCAAGCGATAATACGCTTGAAGTCAGCTGCCTTAAGATGGCTGTAGCCCTCTCGAACTTGTTCATCCTTTTTGGATACTGCAAGTTCAAGTTCAGCTTTTCGTGTTTTATAAACATCTTCGTATTTTCCTAACTGGCTTTGTACCACGTTGTTGGCAACAAGATAGTCATACAGTTTAGTTGGGTTCTTGACACCTGTAGCAACATCGTCAAAGATGCCCTCCAGCTCACCAATGATCTCGCTTGTGCGTTCAGCAAGTCGATCTTGAATAGTGGGACGGTAGGCTACTTGTTCTGCTGTTGCAATCTCTGCAACGGGCTCGGGTTCTGCCTTGGCAACCACTTCCATAACACTGTCAACAATGAACTCAATGTGGCGTCCACGGAAAGGCATGCCCTTGCGGTGCGCCATGATAAGGCTGCACACTGTCATAGGCAGCAAGCGATCACCTGCACGGTTAAACGCTTTGACTTCTTCGATTGAAAGTTTGCTGTTCTTTTGTAGCCACTCAACTACATACTTTTTGCAGTCTTTTTGACTGTAGTAATAATTGTAGTAGTAGAAGCTCTTACGCAGGCGGTTGTCAAATCGTTCATTGTCCCAGTCCGCGGCTTCTGCGGGCCATTCAGGCTCGCTACCAGTGTACTTTTCATCAGCGAAAGCAATACGTGCTTGACGTGGTGCTTTGTTTTTGATCTTGATGCCTGCTACTGTTGCCATTATACACGTTCCTTTTTCACGCGGCCAATGCGGCTCGCTTTGTTCCAATCATATACAACGCCATCGGGGCAGAGCCCGTTTTTGACGCTGTCTACACCAAAAATCCCACAAACCTCAAAGTCCGCGCCTTTGATGGTTACAAATTCATCTATTAGTTTTGCCGCTTCCATTGCTGTGCCTAAGCTATCAAAAGCACCACGAACAAAACCTGTATTGTCTATTACTTTGTACATGCCATTATTATAACGCAGAAACCATTTTGAGTCAAGTTAGTACATTAGTGTGGCCATTAGATGCCACTGCTCAAACTCGTTAACGCAGAGTTCAAACTTTGCTGTTAATTCTGTATACTTATGTGTTACTTTTGACAACCGTCTACATTCCACCATTTCCCGGTCCATGGCGATGTAGGCATCGTTGCAGTTTGAGTAAATCTTGTACAAGGTGCTACGGGCTTTGATGTCCTTGGTATCCTGTACCATTTTCAAGCACTTTTGTAGGCGCTCGTAGTGTTCCATGTGAGTCGGAGTTGTCATGCCCCTATTATAAACTCTACGTCATTCGTTGTCAAATGTGGTAAATATACAAAACAGGATATCAACGTGGCAAGACTCAGTTTATGGAAAGACGGCTTACACAGCAACGATTATAAATTCTTTGATCGCCGTATCAGTGAGATGTTTACCGTCGGCGGTACTGGCATTTTATTGCACAAATATTTGGGCACAAATCCGCAGGGTGTTCAGATTACTACCACTGCGCCTGCCACTGTGGTTACCAATGTATTGGCGGTGAGTGACACTGCCAACATCAATATTGGTGATACCGTGACCTGCACCAATGTGCCTACCAATGCTAGTGTGGTTGCAAAAAATGCGTCAACTATCACTCTCAGTGCCAATATTGCTGCCAACATTGC